TCAAGATTGGCGACTTGTAATAAATAACCATCAACCCTAATACGGCTGACCGAAGCTTGTTAATGATGGTTATTCATTATAATTATAGAGTAACCATCTATAAATAGCAAAAGTATCATAGGTGAACTAACACCGACCAATATGATTGGGTCCGCTTCAGTCTGCTCGCTGAACTAATGGGGGTTTCAATGCATAATATCCCCAATACTACTATATAAAGTGGTTACTCAAATTAATCCACAGGTGGACACCTACTAATCGGTTGCGAACTTCAATAGTATTGTTTCACACCTGTGGTATTGTACAACGATCAGCCCAGTTTTATCAGCTGTAAACGCCGAAAGGTACTGGGCAAACCTTATTAAAAGAGCCCTTTAATAAAAAAGGTTCTTTTCTCTAATCGGATGTTAGATTTCCGAGAAATTGAGTCGTGGGGCTTTTGACAACCAAAAACCCAGCACGTGCCCAATGCCAGACTAACTTCCGAATGATCGTGGGAGCATTGTGGTATTAAAGTCTCCCATTGTTCAGCCATTATTACGCAGGCAAGCAGATTATTGGTTATTCTGGTCCTACTTCGACTATACTTTATTTTAATTCGCTAACCACAACACGTAAGCAGAGCCAACTACTCCAGTCTACCTGGTGACGTATTTGAACTTCACGAATATAAGTTTACTGGGTTATTTATAAATCAATGGACTTACATCACCAACTCTGGTGAAAGCCTAACGCACTTATCAGTCCCCACCCAGATGGGGGACCAAAAGTCGCATTAATACTACTTCAAGACACTTCCTTCCGTGCCTGAGACATAGCCTCATGAAGAGTCTGATACTTACTACGATCTACGGTTATAAGGTTGTCTAAACGTCCCATCCAAACAAATACCCAAGATAACTCTGTTGCGTGATACAATTCCATAATATACTCCCTATTGTGTTTATTAGCGTTTTTTAATGCAAGGATTTAAAGGGGTACACTCTCGCATACCCCAACCAACACTACTGACCAATCAACTCCATTATAGCGTCATAATCATCCCTTGTTGGCTCCAACTCCTGACCAACGACCCAACCAAACTCAGATGCCTTAGAGTATACTTCACCCTTAAAATGGGCACATAACTCTTTTAAGACAGACTTTGCTTGGTCTTCTCTACTTTGGTCCTTTAGAAAGATGGATACACCGACAGCAGAGTCAAACATAGCCTGACGCTCTTCGGGACTATATGCATTCAACGCTTGACTGTTCAATACACTACGCTCTCCAAACTTCTTACCACTAATCCTGATTTTCATACTTACTCCTTATTGTTATTGTTATTGAATAAACCAGAGAATAAAAGGGGTGCCCTTAGGGATGGATATGCTGGGTGTCTGCAGTGTGGTGTGTTTGCTCGGGATGTTGTATTCAATAGTGTATGCTTATGAGTTCGCGTGGCTCGCCACCTTCGTTGCTCTCATCCTGCTGTGCGAAGAGAGCATAAGAAGAGAACAGAGTAAGCATACACTATTGGAACCGAGAAAACTCAACACACTAAGACCCCCACCATCCCTAACGGGCGGGGAGTGGTTACACTATATATCCCACACACACACTCTAATGCAAATTTTCAAAATTGGTTTGAGTATCCATTCGGTGCATTTGTACTATTTGTTATGAAAATTGAGCGGTGGAATACTGATACACGTCAATTCGAGTTTGTTGACTTAAATGATAGGGAGTATGAAGAGTTACTAATAGTTTTCCAGTTCACGGATGCAGAATGCGCAATTGAGGATAGGATAGAGATATTAAAAGAGCTTATATTACACGGGGATATAGATATTTTTTATGCAAATGAAGATTATGATTAAAAAAAGACTTGACAATCGCCCTACTTTGGTTGTTTTTTACAGTATTGTATACACTACAGTAGTGTTCTATTGTGATTTATATACTATTACGTAGTGTACACTAATGGACTTCATTACTCGAAAATTAAAAATAAATAATTGGGACGATGTTACTTACCCCATTATGACTGAGCTGGAGGCTAAGGAGCGTAATTTGAGCTATACTCACTGGAAAAGGGCTAAAAAGGGCGAATTAGGACTTTCGGACGACGGATATGTAGCGGAATGTCTCGATATTTGTAAATATAAGAACAGCACCCAGGTAATATACCCATATGGTAGGATGTGGCTAACCCCTAAAGCCACTTTAACGTACGAAAACCATAAGCTAACTGGCGAATTTTCGCAAACTGGGACTAGACCCTGGGTAGAGCGTGAAGCGGCTATGACGCGTACAAAAAACGCAGTAAGCCTATATGTTAATATGATGCTAAGTACTGGAAAGATAGATTGGCAGCAGATTGGCAAGACATATCGCCCAGATCAGCTTGATCCAGGTGCTACAGCCAAAAGACTTTTTAAACAGGAGAGAATAAAAGGCATGGTAGATACCAAAATACAAAAATATTTAGACGAAAAGGAGCTAAATCAAGGAGATGTGCTTGATATTATAGCTTCAGCTATTGAATTAGCTAGGCAAAACGGTGATCCATCAAATATGTTAAGAGGAGCAGAACAATATATTCGCATTATGGACATGCTTCCTGGGAAAACCCAACAAACAGACACTTTACAGATAGATGTTACGAAAAAGATACTTGACGAAATAGAATCTGAAGAAAGTCGCAAATTAAAGATCGAGAGGAAACAAGATGCTTGAAACTATACAAAATGATGTTGAAAAGCCTAAAGTTGTCAAAAAACACGTTGTTGTCACTGCTCCTGAGAAGGATATAAAGAAATTAGAGTCTTTTATGCGGGTATTAGTGGATGTTGCTAACGATATGGAATTATCCGCTTATGAAGACAATGTAACTGGATATTTTGGAGTAGATTATTAACGAACAACGACATAAGGAAATTTTACAAAAAATGCGTCATGATATGATGCTTTTTGGGAAAATATGTATTCCTTCTATGTTTTCAGCTAAATCGCCTGATTTTCATTATGATATGTGCAACTATCTCATGAACCCCGATGATAAGCAAATTAATATAGTGGCTCCACGTGGGCATGCTAAAAGTTCCATTATTGGAGGGGTACTCCCATTACATCATTTATTTTTTGGTGAAGGTAGAAAACTAATTGTTCTTGTCTCTAGAACACAGGATCATGCAGTTAAACTCCTTGGTTTAATAAAAGACACATTAGACTATAGCGAGCAATGTAGGCAGATGTTTGGATATTGGGGACAGCATTCAGCAAAAAGTTGGTCAAAAGCAGAAATAGAGTTAAAAGATGGGTCAATGATAATTTGCAAGGGAACGGGTCAGCAAATCAGAGGAATAAAAATCGGGAACCAACGCCCTAGCCTTATTATTATAGACGATCCTGAAGATGAAAATAACACTAAAACAGCAGAAGCAATGGAAACTAATCTAAGATGGTTATTGCAATCAGCAATTCCTTCTGTTGACCCCTTTAAGGGTAGACTTATTGTTATTGGAACTCCGCAGCATCAACGCTGCATGGTTGAAACACTAAAGGAAATGCATGGATGGACAAATCTTACGTATAAACCTGATATTGACAAGAAAACAGCATTGTGGGAAGAATGGTGGTCTATAAAGAAACTTCTTGAAAAAAAGAAGGAATTAGAGTCTATAAATAGATTATCTGTGTTTTATCGTGAATATATGTGTGAAATTGTTGGTGATGAAGATCAATTGTTCAGAGCCGATGATTTTCGCTATTATGAAGGAGAAGTTTCGTTGGATAGTAATCAAGATGCTTATCTTAATATGACCTATCCAGAAAAGAAGCAAATACCTATAAACATCTTTACGGGGGTAGACCCTGCATCCAGTACTAAGCAAACAGCAGATTATTCAGTCATTTTCAATTTAGGTGTGGATAAAGAAGGGAACAGGTATGTACTTCCCTACTATAGAAAAAGGGCTACTCCCTTAAATTTAGCAGAAGCTATTGTAGATAATTTCAGAAAGTATCGATCTCAGAAAACTAGGATAGAAAGCGTTGGGTATCAGGAGATGCTTAGGGAATATGTAATAAAAAGGTGCGATGATGA